GAGTAAGAACCCAAGGGTAATAAGTTGCAGTATAGTTAGAATCAATACCTGTATTTTCTAAATTATCTACAACCTCCTGTGGATAAATCAAACCTTCAACAACACTTTGGTATGTTGGTAAAAACAAGTTAAAGTCAGGAGTTGTTGTAATATAAATTGAATCCGCCCTATCTTCCTCAATCATATTAATTGCATCCTCAACCAAATTACTATTATTTACATAGTCAATTCCAGGGGTTACAAACACATTAATGTTAGTCGCTTCAGGGTTTGCAAAAGTTGATTGGCCCCATTTGTAAGCATAATAGTCGGTGTTTGCCCAAGTTTCTTGGTTAGGTCCTGAAATTTGTTTAAACGCCCCCCATCCAGTTGCTGTTGGGTAAGTTGCCGATGCGGCTGAACCATTTTTAAAACCGGTCTGACCACGTGCAAAAGTATCTGCGTTTGTTCTATATTCACGGTAAATGTCCCATCCATCGAAACCACCATAAGCATATATTGTATATTTTCTAGTACCTATTTTATAATACGGATTATCAGAGTCAAGTGGTTCACTTGAGAATGAACCAACACCAACATCGAATGCGGATTGTCCTGATGTTACATAATTGTTAGATATTGTTACAATAGTCGCCCCACTATCTAAGTGGAAACCTTTTGTTACATATCCCCAATCAGGTCCTGTAGTGTCGGTTGCGATATTTGTTGGTAATTGTTTTCCTTTGTAGTCAAAAAAATCATAATCAACCCCCGTGATGTTTGAGATACCTAAGTATGCTTTTCTTACATTTTCACCAGGAGAAACTCTTACGTTGTCACCACCGCTAGATGAACCAAAAGGTGGGTTATCTATTTGGTCACCAGGTTTAAGATATCTTGTTTTATATATGACATATGGTGGTGTTGCATTTGCATATTCCCTCATAACATATCCTTCGAAACCACAAGGTAATGCATCTGTTGGTGCTTCATCGGCCATCTCAATCATAATATATTTTGATTTCACTTGATATTCGCCGTTTGATGTACCGATTTTATTTGCTATAAAGTTATTTTGTGTTGGGTTTAATGAACAGTTTGTGAAACTTTCAACAACCGTAACATTTTGGTCTGTATCATAAAAGTCTCTTACAAAAACATCAAAAGTATTGTTTGTAAAAGATACGTTACCAATCGATAATTTCACTAATCTATTTGCTGCGTTACCATCAGATATTAATACAAATCTAAATAATTTATAAACTAAATTACCACGTAATTCAGATACTAAGTAAGGTGTTTTAGGTGTTTGATATTGTTCTAAATAAAAACCAATTGTTTCAGTATTCAAAGATACTGCACTATCAAGAGCAATTAAATCACAATATAAACCTCTAATTTTACTGTTGTTGTAACCTGAATTTAATAAACTTGGATAAATTTCTTCAACAAACAATGGAACATCATTCCTATCTTTTGAAAAATTTGATTTACCAAATAAACTAGACATATAATTTTTGTTTGTAGACCTCATTGAAGTTTCAAAACTAAATGTATCTGAATCGTATGTTATACCTGAAATAACAAAGGTAGAATATGGATTACTTGTGACCGCAGAATAACTACCAGTACAAATCATTTGAACATCACTTGTACCTGTAACCCAATATTGAGGACCATGTTGTGTTGATGAGTAGGATGTTAAACCTCTTGAACGTAATGTTGCCACAACCAAATCATCCCAATCTGAATAAGGTGACCCTGAATAAAATGTCATACCTATATTACAACGACCTGAGAAAACACCACCACCTAAAGATGACATAGCCCCAATTGAAGCCCCAAATCCATATCCATAGTAACTTCCAACACTTGCAACTTTGTTATAATCAAATAATGCGTAGTACCAAGGGTCGTTAGTTGATGCTGATAGATTGGTTAAAGATAAATTTACATTATTTACTCCAAAATTTTCAGAAGTTGCGGTTACAGTGTTTACTGATGAACCAGAAACATAAGTTAATGTGTTAGCACTTAATGTTCCCCAAAAAATAGCAGTGGTTGCTGACGTTGAAGCACTAACACTAAACCTATTAACATTTGTTGAAATGAATACTTGGAAGTCTTGGTTTAACGTAGATGTTCCACCATTAAAAGTAGTATATGTGTTGTAGAAATCAGCAGATAATTGAGAGGGTACTGATGTAATTGTAATATTACTACTTGCGCCTGTTGTACCTGTAAAATTCAAAGTAATACCTGTTGTGTTACCTGTTGCTGCAATTGTTGCAGGATTTGGGTTTGCAATTGTAACTACAGACCAAGAAGGACCTGCATCATAACCGGAAAGACCAAGAATTCTTGTTACGAAAAGTTGATTTGCTTGGCTAAGGTATGATTTTGCAATGTATGATGCTTCGTATTTTGGAATTTGTGTATTAACAAATCTTTCAGGGCTTGTTCCTCCAAAATAAACTTGAAATTCATCGAAGTTAGATATAAAAATCGGTTCAAATGCCGGTCCTTGTAGAGTTTCCCCAACAATACCTAAAGTTGTCACACCAACGCTTTGTGCAACAAAAGTTAAATCTCTTTCTGATGTATAAACTCCTGGTGAGACGAAAACCTTATTACTAGATGCCATGTTAAATTATGTTTTAGTTTTTTATGTTTTATATATAAATATGTTGAATTCAAGCAAAAAACTATTGACATTAACATATTTATATTATAAGGCAGACATAATTCTGCCTTTTTTCTACATTCAAAATTATTTAATGATATGAAGCAAAAAAAAATTAAAAACTTGAAAATATCAGAAGAAACTCACAAGTTACTTAAAGATTATTGTGAAAAGAAAGGATTTAAAATTTACAAGTTTTTGGAAAACCTAATAATTGACACCTGTTCTAAACCAAAAGACCTATATGGTGAAAACTAAACTAAGTAAGCTACGGTTTTTATTTTAGCCGTTTCGTTCACTAATTTTTTAAAAGCTTTAACAACAACAGTATCCCCATCATTTACTTGTATTGTTTGTAAATTGTCACCTAAAAATAATCCGTTAACAAAAACTGAAAAGGCATCTGCACAAGAAGTTGTGGAATTTGTTGTAACTCCTGTAGGATTAGAAAAAGTAGGTGTTGTTCCACCTTGGACACAATAAGATGATGAAGAACCACTTGTAATTCCCGATACCGTTGCAGGTCCACCACCACACGGAGTAAAAAATAAAGTATTAGAAGTATTAGAGGTATATGAAAAATTATAACAATTAGTTAAATTCTCCAATTCAACAACTTTCAAGTCTGCAGTATACCTAAAAACTTCCGAAAGTTGTGTAACTCCAGGTAAGAAAGTAAAATCTAAATCAAAATTGTCAGGTCTTGGTGGTTCTATTTCAACTCTTCTACTTTTAACTTTAGTGTCAACTTCGAACATTGTCAAATATCTTGATATTGCAGGAGATACTTGAAAGTCTTTTTCATCCAATAAAAATCCTTGAAGTGTCATTTTATAATTTATAATATAATATTTTCTTTTTTCTAATTCTTTTACTGACTCATCGCCAACATCATCTAAAATAATTGGCATAAAATGACCGTTAATTTGAGTATGAGCCTGAACTGACGCAAACTTTTGTAATACTATTTTATTAAATTCATTATTTTCTCGCATTCTGTTACAGAATAATTTTACATTATAAACTATATCTACAGCGATTGGCTGTGGAACTTTATAAACGTCAGCACCTTTTCTTTGACCGTCCCAAGTAGGAACTGTAAAATAATTTATTCTTAACTTTTCAGGAATATTATATTTACCACCAACTAACTTACCTAATTTTACTTCTGGAGTTCTAACTATGGCAATGAAAGGTAACGATATATTTTTATCCAAATCTTGAAAATTCCATGTTTGGGTAAACTGCATCCAATTTTGATTTGTTATAATTTTGTCAATTGTTGGGACTATTTTACCGTCTATTGTTAGTTGTAAATTGTTTTTGACAAAATTTAAAAATCCACCATCTAAATCTGCGTGAAGAACCCCTTTTGGTAAAAATGTTCCGTGTCTTGTGACATCATCAAGCATTTCTTCTCTTCTTTCCACACCGAATTTTTGTGGAATTAGAGGTAAATGTTTTTTTATTTGTTTAGGAAATGCCATAATTATATACCTTCAAATTCATTATTTGTAACAGGTGTTGCAAGAATTGTTCTATAAAATCTTTTGTAACCACCATATGTGTGCTTGTTATCAGTAAAAACTCTACCGTCATTTACCACACTATAATATCTAACTCTTGTTTCGGTTTCATAGTAACCAATGTAATCACCAAACTCAATATCAATTTCTAGGTCATCTAAATAATCTTGATAAACACTAACCGTTAAATTTCCAGGCTCAAGTTGTTCTAATTTTGTAGCACCATAATCTGAATTTGACGGGGCTTCAATTTTTACTAACCCTTTAAATTCAATTGGTGGTAAAAATTGGATACCTCCTTTTAACGCCTCTCCATAAACGTCATCATTATTTGTTTTTTGTCTATCAATTTTATACAATACCAAAGTAAAATTCATATCACCCTCTAACCACTCTCTACCCATTTTAATGTCTAATTTAAAATCATCTTCAGCAAAAAACTTGTTTAATCTTGTAATTGGAACTTTAGGTTGTGTCATACCTATAAATAGTTTAATTGATTTTTTCTTAATTATTGTTTATATTATATTATATGAGTGAAGATTTTGTGTCCAAAACACCAGAGTCAAAAGCCCTTTTTATATTAGAAGATTATAAAGGGTCGAATAACTATATTCTAAATTTAAAACACAAAAAAGACAATAGCAAGACATTCACTCCAACTAGAAGTCAATCAGAATATATTATCAATTATAATAATACAAATCCAAAAGTTGCAAAAAAATGGGTCAAGTTAGACACATATTTTGGAAAAAAACTTATGGAGGACAAAATGTACACAAAAGAACCCACCGAAATATATGTTGAAAAATTATTAGTTGAAAAAGATAAATCTTTTCATATTTGGGGAAAAATTTTTAGTGGTGAAACTTTACATGATTTTTGGATGCCAAAATCAGCACTTCTAAAAGATAATGAAGTTAAAAACGTTTCAATTGACTATGAGAAGTATAATCATAGAGCTCCTATGTCACATCAAAAAGAGGCTATTGAGAAGTTAGTTAGAAACAAAAAGTTTATACTGGCCGATGATATGGGATTAGGTAAAACAACTTCTACTATAATTGCGGCTCTTGAAACGGGAGCAAAAAAAATATTAATAGTTTGTCCTGCATCTTTGAAAATAAATTGGCAAAGAGAAATTGAAAACTACTCTGATAGAAGTATTTTTATATCCGAAGGTAAAAAGTTCTCTAATGAACACGATTTTGTAATTGTTAATTACGACATATTAAAAAACTTTCACGACATCAAAGACAAAGAAAAGTCAGAGATTATGAAAATTAATTTTGACTTGGTGATAATGGATGAAGCCCATATGATATCAAATCCACAAGCCCAAAGAACTAAAATTGCAAACGACATCGCAAGTAAATCAGAAAGAGTTTGGTTGTTATCAGGAACTCCAATGACATCAAGACCTATGAATTATTATAATTTATTGAGTTTAGTTGATAGTCCTGTTGCAGCAAATTGGATGGCGTACGCAAGAAGATATTGTAATGGATTTCAATTTAGTGTTGGTAAAAGAAAAGTTTGGAACGTTACAGGGGCATCGAATTTAGAAGAGTTGAGAGAAAGAACACAAACCCATATTCTTAGAAGACTAAAAGAAGAAGTTTTAGATTTACCTGAAAAAATTATAACTCCCGTTTACTTGAGGTTAAAATCAAAAGATTACGAAGAATTAATGGGGGAATATTTTGATTGGTATGACGCAAGACCTGAAGAGTCTTCATCATTGACAATTCAATTTTCAAAACTAATGAAAGTTAGAAAAGTAATTGCACAAGAAAAAATAAAGAACACAATTGAATTAGCAGAAAACATAATTGAACAAGGAAAAAAAGTCATAATTTTTACAAATTTTACAGACACTCTACAAGAAATATATCAACATTTTGGAAAACAAGCGGTTTATTTAGATGGTAGTTGTAGTAACGCAACACGTCAGTACGCCGTTGACCAATTTCAAACAAATGACAAAATAAATGTATTTGTTGGAAACCTAAAGGCTGCGGGTGTAGGTATCACTTTAACGTCCGCAGAAGCCGTGATTATGAATGACCTATCATTTGTTCCCGCAGAACATTCTCAAGCGGAAGACAGGTCCCATAGAATAGGACAAAAAAATTCAACCTCAGTCTATTATCCACTTTTTGAAAATACAATTGAAGGCGCAATATACGATATTCTTAATAGAAAAAAGAAAATAATATCAACAGTAATGGGTGATGATATGATGGACGACGCATCAACCATTGAAGAGATGTTAAATATGATTTCCAATAGGAGGTGATATTTATTTCATATGAAATCAAAAATTTTTGAAGGGTACTTAAAAACAATCGACCGTATCGAATCATTATTGGAAATTGAATCTTCCGAAAAAATCACCTTAATTAATGAAATTAAAAAAATCAGTATAGATAAATTACCATATGATTATAATTCATTAGAGGTTTTTATTGATAGTGAAACTATGAGCACTCATTACAACAAACATTACAAGGGTTATGTTGATAAGTTAAATAAGGAGTTAGAAAAGGTTAAAGGTAAAGATTTAGATTTAGAACAAATTGTTTTAGATATATCAAAGTTTAATACTGTTGTAAGAAATAATGGTGGTGGAGCATTTAATCATGCATTATTTTGGAAAATGCTTTCACCTAAAAAACAAAAACTTGAAGACCCAATAAAATCTAAAATTGAAAAGACTTTTGGTTCTTTTGAAAAATTTAAAGAAAAGTTTGAAGAAGAAGCAAAATCAAGATTTGGTTCAGGATGGGTTTGGTTAATATTAACTAAAACTAATAGACTAAAAATAGTTACAACCGCAAATCAAGATAACCCCCTAATGGATAATCAAGAAGTTAGAGGATACCCACTTTTAGGGTTGGATGTTTGGGAACATGCGTATTATTTAAAATATAAAAATCAAAGAGATAAATACGTTTCAAACTTTTGGAAGGTAGTTAATTGGGGGTTTGTAAATGATTTATATTCTACTCAGTCAAAACTAAATGACTAAAAGAATATTTATATATAAAATATATTATGGCAACTACTGTAATAATCACTGAACCCGACAGAAGTAAACTTTATAAAAGAATTAAAAATCTTTTAGGTGCTCCTCTTCGTAGTGTTGAATTGGAAGATGAAATGATGGATTCACTATTAGAATTGTCAATTCAAGATTACGCACAACACGTTAATGATTGGTTAATTGAGTCTCAATGGACATCTTTGGCAGGTCTTAATTTAGATGAGCAATCATTAACAAGAGCATTTACCACAAGAAGTTTAGATTATGAAACTCAGTTTACATATGCATATTCTAAAATTGTTGGTTTACAATCCGGTGGTGATTATGTTTTGAAAAAGGATTACATCGAATTAGTAGCCAACCAACAAATATATGAAATTCCTGCAGGTCGTGAAATAAACGAAATTTTATGGTTCGCTAGGTCTGAATTAGACGCAGCTTACTTTGACCCATTCATGGGTGGATTTGGTGGATTTGGAGGTATTGGTCTTGGGGGAGGTGCCGGTTTTTCTCAGATGGGAACAACGGGTAATTATTTTATTACACCAGCATTTGATATTCTTCTAAGAATGTCTGACATTCAAATGAAAAGAAGAATTATAACAGGAGATTTAACTTATAGAATTACAGCACTTCCTGAGGGTAAGAAGGCACTACATTTAATGAATGTTCCCGGTGGCAAATTTGATTTTGGAAATATTAACTACCAAAAGCATCGTGTGTGGTATTGGTATTATGATACATTTGATAGGGATGATTGTTTAGCTAAAAATCCTGATGTTGTAAGACTACCGTCTGATGTTCCAATAGATGAAATGAGATGGGACGAACTAAATTCACCTGCACAGACATGGGTTAGAAGATGGTTTACCGCATATTGTAAAGAAACTTTGGCTAAAGTAAGAGGTAAATATGGTGGAAGTTTGAAAACTCCAGACTCAGAATTATCATTAGAGTGGCAAAGTTTAAACACAGAAGCAAAAGATGAAAAGGCGTTGTTGTGGGAAGAATTAAAAACGCGATTAGAAAGGTTAAGACCTGAAAAACAATTGGAACAAAAAGCGTTACAGGCTGAAAATATAAATAAAGCTTTAAAATTTAGACCATTTACAAGTCCTTATAATATTATATAATTTTTTTATGGCAGTATTTAGGTCAGTTTCATCAACCAGAATAATTAATGGTAATAAAATAGAAACTTCAGAATCGGCTGTTGTTTCAAATCCAACTTACGAAACAAACGGTGAGTATGTTATTGTTGTCACAGGTATTGAACATTGTGAACTTTTTTTAAATTCATCGAACACAGACCATGTAGTTGTTAAAGCTATGACAAATGTTTTAGTTAAAGCGGACGCTCTAATTGACGAACAATTTGAAGAAGTTGAAATGGAAAAAGGTTCGTGTGTTGAATTCAAAAAAGTTAATAGGTTTTGGTATATCCTATCTTCGGATGGACTAAAAAACTCTTAGTCAAAACTAAGAGCCATTAAATCTCCTTCAGCATCAAACTCATAATATTCGTCTTGGTCTACCTTGTCATTTTTACTTACAAACTCATCCATCATTTTTCTATTTTTTAAAACCCATTCTGTATCTACCAAATCCAAAGTATTTTCTATATACATATAATATGGGTCTATACCAACACTTTTCCAAAAAGTTAACTCCATATCAGATAATGATAAAACCTCCTCTAAAGTGTCTTGATGAGCCTCTTTCATTGGATAACCCCTAACAAGTTCAGTTTGAGACTTTGTAAATATTGGTCTGTCTTTAGGGTCTTCGATTAAAATGTCTTCTCTGATTTCAGGTTTATAAACAACAAGTAACGGTTCAATTCTTTTGTTGAAAGCAGCCATGTATCTTGAAACATTATAGTCACCTAACAAATCGGGATTTTTTTCTATGTCTTGTTCATCAATTAAATAACAATTTAAAACAAGTTCATCTTTTTTCTTTTGAACGTCCCCGTGTGATTTTTTTTCACCATTATTAACATAATAGATTGTATCTCCAAGACCAGGATTTTTACCTTCTTTTATTAAAAGTTCCATATGCGCTTGTCTTGACATCATGTTACCTGCTTTTGTGGTTTTTGTAATATGAACTTTGTAATCTTCTATGGATTGTTTAACTCGTGCTTTGTTTGCAATCTTTGCTAACGGAATTTGTCTGTTATATAATTTGTCTACGTACTCATAATAGAAATCTAAAAACTCACCACCCTTACCATCTAATAACATCCTAAGACCAGTATCCAAAAACTCGGCAACATATGTTTGAAGTTTTTTAGATTTTATGGTATTTCCTGTGAGTTTTACTTTTCCTTTATCAGTAAGAAGTGCATAATTCTTACGAGCCACGTTAATCGTTGAAGGCCAAACCCCATCAATATCAAGACCCATTTCACCACGTAAGAATAAATCATTGTATTCCGCAACATCTGCTTCTGCTCCGACGTATTCTTTTCCCTCTTTAACCAAACCATTGAGACCTTTACCAACATACTTATAATCAACCCTATCTTGAGGAGTCTCAAAGTTTACACCATCCGTATCCATTACAAGCGGGACATAACCTCTTTTCATAAAAAACATAATCATCTGACGAAGATATTGCCTTCCTGTACAAGTAATCTGTTCACCCATATCGATATCTCCCCACGGGAATACTTGTGGAGCCGATAATGAACCAAAAAATGCGTTGATAAAGATTTTAATTGGTAATTGTTTTCTATCGTATGAAATTGCTAACTTTGGGTTAATCGATTTGTACTCACTTGCCAAATTTTTGTATTTAATACGGGTATCTCGAAAATACTTTAACATACTCTTCATAGCTCCTGTCACATCACATGATGGGAATACATCGTGTACTAACTGAATAGATGGGTATAGTGAAGAGTAGTCAAGTTTTAACACATTTTTAGAGAACCCCACTTGGACCAAACGAGAAAGACCACCTGTAAATTTTCTTTTTTCTAACTTTTTTGGTAATGCTAAATTATGTTTGTATGACCAAGACGCCATAATCATTTTCCATAATGTTGCCGTACCCATAGTTGAAAGTCTTTCATATGTTGTTGGTACAAGTTTAGACAACAAAAAGTTTGCTTGATTGAATTGCTCATCAACAATCATAGTTTCATAAAGGTCATCGTCCAAGTAGTCCTCGATAATCTTTGAACCTGTTACTAACTTATAAACGTCGTCACGTCTTTTACATATTTCATCTATTTTTGAATCAAATCCAACTTTTTTATAAACCCCATTTTCTTTATTCATCCAAAACTCTTCATTGTCGAAATAAATTTTACCAATCTTATCACCTTCAACATAAACACGATTTGGTTTTTCTGCCTCAATAAACTTTGTAATATACTTTAAAGACCAACTCTTAATATCTGAGTTGATTGCTTGAGCTCTACGAACTGCGTGGGCGATGTCTACAATATTATAACCCCACATTTGGGTTTGAACATAGGGTTCCATTTCATTAGCCAACTTTAATATACCATCTTTTTGTTTGAGGGTATAATCGGGATGTAGTGTTTTACAGATTTTTTTGATGTTAACTTTAAGAATTTCTGCACGTTTTAAAATAAACGGGAAGTCAAAGAATGCTGAGTTATATCCACCAACTAAAGAAGGTTTTAATTCGTCGATAGTTTTGAAAAAATCAACAATCATTTGACGTTCTTCATCTTCGTTTTGCGCTGATAATAATTTTAGAAAACCACGATTGTCTTTCATCCCAATTAAGAATATTTTACTTGTTTTGGGGTCAAGACCTGTGGTCTCGATATCGAATACAAATCTATGAATTTCGTCGTATTCCTCAAATCCCTTAAATAAACGTTTGTTTTTTTGAACCAAGTATTGTTCAACAGGTGAAAGTATTTGTATTGAGTCAGTGTTGTCTCTACCCCATGGGTCTAAACCACCTCCTTTAAAAAAGTTTACAAGGTTTGAATATGATTTTGTTGTTTTAACAATGTATTTGAGTCCATTTTCTAAACGCTCATCTCCATGAGTGTCTAACTTTTCTATAATAATACCATTTTCACTCATTGCTCGTTTTTGAGCATGTTTATCGCCTTTATAAAAGTTTTTACCTTTTAAATCACCGACCCAAGCAAATGGAATAAAAGTATCAGGACGTAGTAATTTACCCTTAATTGGGTCTTGGATTATTTTATAAATTTTTGATGATTTGTAATCGTATTCTAAAGATACGATATATTTTTCTTCGTCTTCACCTAATAGGAATCGTTCAATTTCTTCTTGTGGAACCATAATTATATATTTGAGTTTGGTGTATTTGCTGTCACATAAGTGTAACATTTACCTTCGTATTAAATATATAAGTAAAATTTACTCTTGTCAAATAATGTTGATATAAAGATTTTCTCTAATTGGTGAAATCAATTCTCCATTTTCTAAAACAATTGAAAACTCCCCAATGAAACGACCTTTGATTTTTGTATCGTTAGCCCCCCACTTATAATATAGGTAATATTCCCAAGGGGAATCTGGATTGTTTTTTAATTTTTGAACAATATATGCTTGGTTCATAAAAATTTTCTGTATACCATTTGCCTCGTTTTTCATAGAAAATCTAATAATCGCATTGTCTAATATCTCAACAATATTTTTGTATGAGTCACTTTTTCCGTCTATTACTGGTTCCATTTTCAAAATGGGTAGTGTCGAGTTTTGATTTATAAAAAATTCCATTTTTTTACTTAAATATATTTATGGACAAGTGTTTAAAACCGTTGTCACAATTCCATTCGACACACTAATTAACACATAACTTCCTGAGTTTTGTACAATGTGCCATCCACTAAATGGGTAGTAATTACAAGTGGTTGTGTTTCCGTAAAACACCGTACCAACTTGTACATTGGCGGTATCCATATATGATGGGTCTATACCACCAGTAGGGAAGCAAGTTCCTGCTTGTAAACAAGCAAGACCGTTACATGCCGCGGAATAATCGTTGCTTATTGATACACCACTAACATTAAATAGAATATAAGAGGATAGGTATGGGTGAGTTGTTAAACAAGGTACTGGTGTTGGTGGTGGAGGACATAAATTACAATCACCACCTTGACCATAAACTTGACCATTCCACGTTATAGTTGAAGGACTCGCGGTTGGTCCTCCGACAATATAACATTCCCCATTTGTTGCTCCAACAACATAGTAATTATCCAAATTTTGATATTGTGAAGGAATTGATATTACTTCTGCGGCATATTCTCCACCACAAGGAAACGCCATTGCCGTAATATATGCGGGTGTTGGTGTAGGTGTTGGTGTCGGAGTAGGACTTGGTGTAGGTGTTGGTGTCGGAGTAGGACTTGGTGTGGGTGTTGGTGCTGGTGCTGGTATTGTTAAACAATTTGGGCACCAATAGTCAAATAAATTGAATTGGTCTTTTAATATTCTAAAATTATGTTGGACTTGAGGACTAGCAAATGGTTCAGTATACATTCTGAATTGTGAAATTCCACCCATAAAAGAACCACCAAAGTTTTGTTCAACAAGAATGTTTGTGGTTAGTGAATTATAACTTGATGCCGATAATATCTCATCGGGAAAAGATTCGGGGTCTTGTTGATACGGTCCATTCAATAAAATTGTGTTTCCATCAAAAGTTAAGGTGTTTGATGAATAGGATATGTTAAAAGTGGGTGTGCTTCCAGGCTGAACACTAATAGTTCCTGATTGGTTTGTTAGACCTGTTAAACTTACAGACGCACCATTACAAGAAATATATGATAAAGTGGTTGCACTATTTCCAACAGAATAAGACCAATTTCCACATTCTTTGAAAATTAAATTGTCGTGAAGACC